TCCGTCTTAGCCTTGGGCATCTTGCGCTGAATATCCGTCCTCCAGGTATTGGGCGGACAATCGGGATCTCGCTCACCCTCGCGGTAGCGTAACTCGCAATTCGACCAAAACCTTTGCCATCCACGGTTGATCTCTTCCGTGCTAAGAAGTGTGCCATATAGATAATCCATGTCATCCATCGCATCCAAAAGGACATTTTCCATGACCGGGCTTCGGGCAACTCACACCAGGAATATGTTCGGGGTGCGGGTCTTTTGCACAGCCGCTAATGAGTAATGCTATCAGTAGTATCACTTTCCTCATACCATTCACCCTCATTTAAATGCTCATCCAATAACCTTGGATGGAACCCTATAGCCACCAACGCACCCTTGAATACCTCGATGTAATCATGCACCTGTATGTACCCTCTGCGCTCAATCGTGACGGTCTGCTTATCGTCTGTCTCTATTGTAATTCTCATACTAAATGCAGAGCAATCCTTCCCCGCCGAGTGTCGCGGAGGTATCCTTGTTTTCCTAGCGCCGTTAAGCCCACAGGAAGGACTGCTCTTAAAGTCATTTTATAATCTCCCACATATCCCTATCCAAATGCCTCACCTGCACACTCTCTCCCAACTTCAAATACTTACCGGGCTTGCACTTAAACTTACCATGCGAACCATCCCCAAACTCAATTAACCTCAGAAACCTATTCTTAGGCACTCCATATACCCTAGCCTCCTGCACAAGAGCATTCCCCGTACTCTGCCTTACCATCCCCTCAATAATACTTACCCTCTTCTCCTGGGCCTTGTCTATCATCTCATCGACTTCCGCCAACTCCTGCTCAACCACCAACTCGCCCTCCAACTCCTCCAACTTGGCAACCATCTTCTTGCTAAACCTCTTCAGACTGAACGCCATCCTCGCGGTACTAGGCTTAACCCCCATCATATCAGCAAACGCCTTCTTCGTAAGACCATGCCTCTCCAAAATCTTTCCCGCCCTTTCCGTGTCCATGTGTCACCTTCTGTAGTTTATGCATTGACCTGTCAACCCTTTTGTGCAAAAAAATAAATCATGGGTAATAAAGCCACCGTGAAAGCGCTCCGTAAGGACCTAAAAAACGATATCATCGATTCAGCCGCCAAAATAGCCATGAAGAAAGCAAATGCAGCTTCCGAAACCCGCAAGCTCCAGGCTAAGGCAAATGACCCCACAAAAAAACAAAAGGATATACAGGACTATACACGCCACTTCCTGCGCTACCGCCTGGAGATGACCGAGCAGGAATACCTAAACGCAGTATCCAACAAACTATCCGCCATAGTCGGAGACAATCTCAACCTCATCCACGAAAAACTCGATCAGATACCTCCGCAAAACCTCGCCTATACCCTCTCAGTCCTCTTCGACAAACTCATGACCATTAACGGCAGACCCACAAACATCACCGCTTCTGCCAATGTCAAACTAGGTGCCTCCGATATGACCCCGGATAAGGTACGATCAATCCTCAAGGGTGCCAAGAAGGCCACAGATTCCCTCCCCAAGGAAGCCTCCGAGGATAAGGTCATTGAAATATCCGATGAAGCGTAGAGGCTCCCTCTACGAACAAACTTTCTTCACCGAAGCCCTAGCCCGTAATCTCGAAGTATTTACACCCCTGGGCGATTACCTCCCTCAGGATTGCCTAGTCATGAACCAAGCGGGCAAAATCTTTAAAGTACAAATAAAAGGCACTAAGGATAAAGTATTTGATAAACCAAATAAAGGACAGGGCAGATATATGGTCACCACCGCTTCAGGCACTTCCAAGAAAATGACCATAGATTGCACAAAGGTCGACATACTCGCCGCATATATAGAAGCCATACCCACCTGGTACATAATACCATGCCTCGAAATAAACCAGGCCGTGCGTATATCCCTCTACGCTCATAACCCCTCCTCCAAGGCAAAGCACGAAAAGTACCGCGAGGCGTGGGATCTCTTTAAAACGCCCTAGAAACTACATACGGATACTGTGGGGCGCGAGGTGCGGGGGGCAGGATTGCGGGGAAACCATATGGCGAAAAAATTATGCGGGGTGGTGATGATAATACAGAATTAGCGCGGACGAGCGGCGACCCCCCTCCCCCCCTAGGTGTGGCTCGCGTCTCGATTTAGCGCGTGATTCTAAGTCACATGCTATGCTTTGGCGTTGAATAGCAACGATTTACGAAAATGCACGCTAGAAAAGCGGGGAAACATGCTTGGTTTTTAGCGGGTTTGCCAGGTTTGCGGGGACCGGGTTTGCTTGGTTTGCCGGGTTTGCGTGCAATCTGCTTTACATATGTATAGCAAATTCATTGATGGGGGAAGAAATGCATCACATTCGCATCGATTCTGCATTGGTTCCACTTTCCCGGCTTCCCAGGTTCCCGGTTCCCAGGTTCCGGCTCTTCCCTCTTTTTCGCTTGGTCCAGGTATTCGTTCAAACCGTTGGCCATATGGCCGGGAACCGGCCCGTTGGCCCGCGTTAGTAGGGACGCGCTTTTATATAGTTATAACCTACAAAACATTTTTTTGTTTTATTTGCTTGCTATTTGTTCTCATGTGTAGTTTATAGGGTACGGTATGAAAGAAAAAACTATGATTCCACCTAAACTATCAACGCCGGGTAAAATCGATTTAGCGCGGGCCGCGCTTGCAAATGATTTACCCTTACTCTCAAAACTAGTTGCGGCTATTCCTGGGGACCCGAGCGCGACAAATACAACTAAGTACTTTGCAACGGGATTTTTGACTTGGTTCGTGGACCAAAGCGGGCCAACGCCGTTTTCCGTATTTGCGGCGGCGGGAAATATGAAATTGCCATTTTACGCGTTTTCGAGTTTGCCCGGTTTTGATTGTCCGGGCGCGGGCGCTTGTTTGTACGGTGAAAATGAATTCACGCCGGATAACTTTGGCAAGGGATGGTGCTATTCATTTACCGGGTGGCGCTACCCGGCGGCGTTTTTTCGTCAATTGCAAAACTCTATTTTGTTACGGTCAAAAGCGGGCCGAGCAATCGTTGCAAGTGAATTTGCGAATATACCCGCCGGGCGTACCGTTCGCTTATATGTAGACGGTGACTTTGCCAATTTAGCTATTTTGCGTTTTTGGATGGACCAATGCAAATCTAGAGATGACATTACAATTGCGGGCCATAATGGAATTGCCGGCTACGGGTACAGTAAGTCATGGAAGCTTTTCCTTGAACTAGATAAGCAAGGGTATGAATGGCCCAAAAACTATTTGCTAAATGTTTCGAGCGGGTCCCGGTACGGTTCAACCGTAAAAGAAAAGCTTTTGCAATTGGATTGCACGCGCGGCGAATTTGTGGCGGTACCGGTTGCGAGAAAGTGGATAACTAGCAAGGCCTACCAGGATAAAGACAATGAAGGGTCCAAAGAATACCGGAAAGAAGTATTACAAGCGCTAAAGGAAGCGGGCCACGAAAAGAGATTTGCTTGTCCGGGAGCATGTGGCAATTGCATTGCCAGGAAAAAACATGCTTGCGGCGAAGGCCGTTTACGCGGCGTTACAATTGGCATTGGAATACACAGCGTTAAAGGATAAGAGAAATGAATTCAAAACTATTTAAGCAAATACCCGAACACGAAAAAAGCACTTGCCCGCATTGCAAGCAAAGTAAACCTAATTGGCTATTCTTTTATGATCGCGGGCAATGGAATTTTAATTTGTGCGATGAATGCGGAACATCTAAAGAGGTTAAAGAATATAGAAAAAAGAACAAATGAATAAGGAACAAATACGCGCTTTGCTTGGTCAGCTCATAAGCTTGCAAGCCATGATAAGAGAAATGGAAGAAAAAGGATTTTCATGGGATAAGATGCAATCAATAAAAGATAATTTGCGGCTTATGATTATAGACATTGAGAAAACACTCGATTGACGCGCTTCTAATCCAAACGAGAAACGCGCTTTTATTTATTTGAACAAACTACATACACACACACATGAATACACTATTTGAGTTAATACTATTTTTTCCCTGGGTTCCGGTTTTCGCAGTCATAGCCTGGGACCTTATCCAATACGAGAAAGGCGGGGACCTATGAAACACGCCAAAAACCTATTCGCGGAAGCGGTCAGTCAATTGATCGAGATGGGAGAGAAACAGCGGAAATTACTCCAGGAGAAGGAGAAAGCGGTTGATCATTCCGATCGTGAAACGATCTCGCAGATCCGCGCTAAGGAGAAACGCGCACATGTGAGGCTTACGGAGAGGGAGAAAGTGCAATTACATTTTAACTTCAACTAAACCACAAAAGGGAAAGAAAAACTATGATTACAACAAAAGAGAAACACGCCACACACACGCCAGGACCTTGGAAGATCGAGGATTGCACTCCAGGAGAAAACACGGGGTTGCGTTTCGAGGTAGGCACAAAGGATAGCGTCATTGCACGCACAACGGACGGATGGAAGGAAGCGCGCGCCAACGCGCGTTTGATCGCCGCGGCTCCGGAGCTATTGGAGCAATGCAGGGAGTTCGAGAAATGCCTTACGCATCTAATCAATAGCGGGGATAGTGGAGCAGACCTGGAGCGCGATAAACTCCGCGAGGTCCTCGCCAAAGTAGAGGGGGGTGAGGGATGAGACTTATTGAGGAGAAAGAGAAACCTATGACTGATGAGATGAAACAAAGGGTTATTCGCGTCATTAATGAATTAAAGGATTACTCAATGATTGATGAGCAAATTGAGGATTGGAAGAAAGTTGATGATATGGATGGCCCTCTAAGTTGGGCTTTGGGGGTCCGTATTGAGGTCAATGAATTGCTTGCAGATTTGGAAGGAGAAACCCATGACTAAACCAAACGAGTCCGACACAATTGCGCGCCTGGCGTTGGGCCTCCTCGTCTTTTTGGCGATGAGGTTCGCGCCCAGGGTGATTGAAGCTTGGCAAAAGAGAAAGAACATGAAAGGAGAAATGCGATGAAGATATATTTTGTCGATATAAGTGGAGCCGGAGAACTTAACTCACGCGGCATGGCTAAGTGCTTTGCAAACAAAGCGGAGGCCGTGAAGGCCGCAAAGCAATTTTGCAGAGAATCAGATGATACAGATTTCGAGCCTGAGATGATTAGGCCGATAGAATTTGAGAATACCAAGAAAGGTATCCTTGGTTTGATTGATTCGATTAAAGGCGATATCGTACAAAACTATGGCGGGGGTTATATAGAATAAGAGAAATCGCCAAGAAGGCACCTAGAAAGCGTTTTGATGTAAAAATCTGTCTAATTTAGCATACCCTACACACAAAAGCACGATTTGATGCCTTCCTGAGCTTCTATCGTGCTTTTTTGTATCCATCTGTAGTTTACCAAGTCTTTGATTCTTCTTTTTGACCTAGAGATGTTGTCCAATTGCCCGTACTCTTCTCAAATCCAAGCATGACCTTGAGATCAGTCTCTCCTCCACGGTTCTTTGCAATGTGGCAATTGATACGGTCTTTCGTTTCATCCACCTTGTCATCCACGGATAGGAGAAACACGCAATCGGCATCCTGCTCGATACTCCCGGAGTCTCTCAAATCGGAGAGCATGGGCTTTCTGTTATTGATCTCGCATTGTCTTGATAATTGAGAAAGGGCAAGCACGGGAATCTGTAGCTCCATGCTGATCTGTTTGAGGCTACGAGAAATGGCGGTGATCTCCTGCACGCGGGAGTCGTAACCCGGAGCGCTCACCAATTGGAGGTAATCGATCACCGCAAGCCCGACATCTCCTTTCACTCGCTCCTGGGCGAGAAAGGCGCGGATCGAGTCTAGCGTGGCCTTGTTGTCATCCTTGAAGGTTATGGGCCATCCCTGCATTCTCTTTGTGGCATCCTCGAGCTTCTTGCGATGGGCGGGGAGAAGATCCCCTTTCATGCGTGGGCGGGCAACCCCGCTCTCGCGGGAGAGTAACCGCCCGGAGCATTCCGAGGCACTCATCTCAAGGGATGCGTAGCTTGCACGGTATCCCCTCTTCGCAATCTCATGAGAGAAATGCAATGCGAGTCCTGACTTCCCTACTCCAGGTCTTGCGGCTAGGACATAAAGCTTACCCGGTTGGAATCCTCCGCTCAGACAAAAATCCAATCGTTTGAATCCTGTGCTTACTGCGGATGATTCTCCCGCATCGATGGAAAGAAACTCAGAATGTGCTTCCTTGGTGGCGGGTCCCACTTTTACCTGTCCCTTGCCTGACGCTAATGCTTTGGCTACCCTCAGATTAAACTCTGAGGCAATCTCATCTGATTGTTTATTCTGTTTGAGCATATCCGAGGATACCATGATTGCCCGTTCCACTTCGCGTCTGTTTCGCGACTCCACCAATTGATCCACATATCTCTCCACCTGTCCTCCGCCATACTTCTCTGCGAGTTCAAGAGCTTCCGAGGAATACTCAGGTAGCTCAATTGCCACATCCACCTCGTTTAACTCGGATCGCTCTGCGATCAAACGGAATATCGCTTGGTGCGCGGGCGAGGAGAAGTCATTCTCCGTTAAGCGCTCAACTGCGGTGGCGGTGGAGAGATTTGTGTCATCCCGGAGACATGCGGCTAGGACCGCTTGTTCTGATACCAAGAAATCCATCAAAACTCTTCCTCGTCCTCATACTCAGGAATTGTGACCTCCTTGAGAATAGGATCGTTATTTCCCTGTGGCATCTTCTCCTTGATCCATCTCCTGCACGCATTCCGGTATGTGGCAATCCAATCAGCCTGGGTATGTCCCTTCCCTTTTGCCCAATCCACGAAGATGGAAACCGCTTTCTCATGATCAAGTCCTTCCTTCTCAGCAATATCTTTTGGGGGGGCAAAATTAGAGGGGATCTTTGATGCCCTCGTTTTTGATTTCTTTTTTCCACTAACCGCGGATTTTTCGCTATATCTAATATTAAAACAATTGGAACAATTGTCGCGCACGCGCGAGGGATGCCGCAGATACTCCACCAGGAGTGGAGTAATGGTGGAAACTGCGGTAACTCCATAAAGATCACAATGCTCTTTCAAAAGATCACTTATCCATTGAGGAACCTTGATGCGCAGTTCTGTCTTTTTCTGTATTTCGTCTGTCATTATAATCCTAAAATTGTGCAAACAAGTCCTATGATAATTGTGAAAAATACTACCCCACAGACTGCAAAAAGCAGTCCATGAAGTAGTAACCTAAGTACATTTCTTATCCCATCCATGATAATTATAGTGGCTTAAGTACAGAAGGAATCCGTGGGTCTGCCTTTAAGACAAACTTGGTAACTTTCTTATTTCTGATCCAATTGTTCCAAGTAAGAATGCCGCCCCTAATTATATAATGCGGTGCTGTTTTTTCCTTCTCAGATATTCTTTTTATCAAGGCATTCCTGAAATAAAGAATCGGATCTCCTTTTTGTAATCCCATACCTGTTGCCAAAGTATCCATGAATTGATCCGCAAATGAAGATGCATCCTTGTCACCAAATGGAGCATACTCTAACTCTGTTTGACGCAAAAGATAATGCAGTACAGCAGTTGGTCCTACTCTAGTTTTAAGGTTTCTTACAAAAGCTCTAGCTAACTTAGTGGACTCCTCTATACCTGGGTACTTTGTGACTATCGAGTCAATCTCATGGTTTGCTATGGTTACTTTGGCAGATCCTCCCGTCTGATTATATCCAAGCTCACCATCCCTAGCGATCTTCTCTAATATACAAAGTGCGGAGTAAAGAACTGAGGTATTTGTATACCCATCTATTCCAAGCACATCTGCGCCACTTCTGCGCTTTCCCTGATCAAGCGTCCTAAATGCCCTCCTGTCTCCTATTTCAACTACGAGCGCTTCTAGTGGTATCCTACTCTTTACACAGGCAGATAGTCTATGCTGTCCATCAATTAAAACATTATCGGAAAATATAATAGGTTGCCCGTTTAGAATCCAACATCCATCAGTCATGAATTTTGCGTACATACTGACGGTTGATCTACTTATTGCTCGATTGCTTGCCTTTGCTTGTAGAATCTGCTCTGCCACCTTTGGATTTATAGTCCTTATCGATGCATATATATCGCGACTCGGATCGTACAGATAATCACTTATTTTCAACTCTTCATTTATTTGTGGTATTCCCATAGTATTTTCTCCTTATTTATTATTATTTAAATGATGCCTCAGAATTAAAATGGCATCTGCTGTTTTTAGTGTTAGTCCCTTGGTTGAGGGAAAGAATTGCTTGGCGTGATTCATGAGCGCTTTCTTACGCTTGTTTGAGGTTAGTCCACTTAGTCCACTCAATCCCTTCTGCCACTCCTGTGGACGCACCAGGACAAACGGAATCTCCAATGCCCTGAGTACGCCTTCCAAGAATCCGCATGATTTACCAAGCTTAAAGCTAGTACTCGATGGAATCGCCTTCCCCACAAAGGGAGGAACATGCTCCACCACAGCCTCGATGCTCGTCACATCCGGGTGGTCCTTCAAGTCCTGCATATGCTCCACAAACTCGAAGTCCTCATCAAGGGTATGCAACGCAATCTTGTGCTGTCCTCCCCATGCGATTGCGTACCCACCGGACTTACCGGGGTCTATCCCTATTGTAAGTCTCATGTTTCCTCCTCCTCGTCTCCGCAATCTTCCTCGAAGTGCAGGATGAGATCAGGATCGCTCACATTATTAAGGTCCTCCTTACGCAAATGGGCGACCACTTGTTCGAGCGCCGCTTGCATGACCGTTACCGCACCGAATAGATCCGCTTTGGCTAATTTATCACTCGCTAAAGCAAGTGCCTGTTTAGTATTGTTCAGGTAGTTCATGCTGCCTTTCCCTCCGAGTCGCGTCTCACCGCATTGGCGAAATCAGTTATGTCTATGGTACGCCTGTTGCCCACGGTGACGCTGTGTAGCTCATGCTCCTCAATGATCCGGTAAACATAGGTACGACTGACCCCGAACTTATCCGCCAATTGCGAAATGTTTAGTCGATTATTCGTGATCTGCGATCCGAGATCCAGGGTCTCCACCATGTCGCTATACCCTGGCCATATGCCACTTGATTGGCAGGTGGCCCACAATTGGCACGCTCTTTCCATGTTGGAGAATTGCTTGTTAATATCACTCTCCTTGATGGTGTATGCCGCAGTTGCGTATGGTGCTGTCTTCTCAACCGCTATGAATACGAACTGCTTGGGCTTTTCTCCGAGCAATCGCAAGGCGTGCATGTACCAACATGCCTGAAATAAGTACCCAAACTGACGCACACTCTTGGTGAATCCTCTATTGGATGCATCCTGTGTGCTTTTCAAATCAATCACCACACCCGCGCCGGGGATATACAAGTCAGGTCTTACCTTACACTTAGCACCTTCCATCTCAAAGTATCCCGTGCCTTCCACTACCTTATTGATATCCGCCATGTAGTGCCGAAGAACAGGATTATCCAATGCACTTCCCGCCATTTCGAGAATCAGATCGTAATCCGCAGGAGCGAGCCATTGCTTATTCGGTTCACTCTTTTGCATAAGT